GCGCCGGGTCCGCAAGAAAGCAGCCGCTATGGCTCACGATCACGACGGCAGGCAACGACCCGGACAGGAAGACAATCGGCTGGGAGGTTCATGAGTACGCGCGAAAGGTGCGGGACGGCGAGATCGTTGACCCGACATGGTGCGTCAGAATTTACGGTGCTCCCGAGGATGCAGACATATACGACGAAAGTGTTTGGTATGCCGCCAATCCATCGCTCGGCGTGGCAATCGACATCGAGGCCGTGAGACTCGAAGCGCTGGCGGCGAAGAACAGCGACGCGGTCGAAAAGAACTTCCGATGGCTCCGGCTGAATCAGTGGGTTGCGACGAAGCGCATCGGCTGGCTTCCGATTACTCTTTGGGACAAGACACAAGGGAAGTGGACACGCCGCGACATGCGCGGGCGAGACTGCTATGTCGGAATCGACCTGTCGAGCACGACAGACCTCACCGCAATCGTCACCTTGTTTCCGCCGCTGGCCGATGAGGGTTGGCGGTTTTTCATTGACGCATGGATACCGGAAGAAAACATGCCGGAGCGGGAGAGGCGAGATCATGTTCCGTTTTCAAAGTGGGCCAAGGATGGGTTTATCAACACAACCCCGGGGAACGTGGTCGACTACCAATGCCTTGTAAAGCATCTGCAAGGGCTGGCCGTCGATTACAACGTCAAGTATTACTGCGCGGACCCGTGGAACTTTGTCATGCTCCGGCAGCTCATGGGCGAAACAAACCCGGACAAGTTCATCGAGATTTCGCAGATGATGAGCGGCATGTCTCCGGCAATGCACGAGCTCGAAAAGATGTTCCTCGAGGGAAGTATTTCGCACGAAGAAAACCCGTGCGGGCGATGGGCGTTTGGAAACGTTGTTGTTGCCATTGATGGGAACGAAAACAAAAAACCTATGAAAAATCGGAGCATTGACCGCATCGACCCGATTTGCGCGTTGATCGACGCGTTCGCGGCAGCGATGAAACTCGAGCCTAAAAAGAGCGTCTACGAGCGGCGCGGTCTAAGGGTGATATAAGGGGTGAACAAATGAAATTCAAGGTGTTTGGCCGCACATACGAGATAAGCCGGTCGATTCCCGCGCTCCGCGATGACGACGGATGGTTGGCGTATCTTCGCGGCCAGCCGGTCACGGAGACGACGGCGATTCAGGTTGCGGCGGTATTCCGGTGTGTCGACCTCGTATCCAAAACGATGGCGTCTTTGCCGCTTCACCTTTTCCGGCAAACGGAAAACGGCAAGGAGAGGGCAAGAGATCATCCGCTGTACAACATCGTTTACGCGCTCCCGAACCGCCACACGACAGCGTATGAGTTCTGGCAGATGTTTGTTGCCAACCTTCTCCTGACCAAGGGAGGATTCGCGGGGCTGGCAAGAGATCGGCGCGGATTCGTGACCGGATTGTACAACATTCCGTCGCACAGCGTCGTTCTTGGGGTCAACGATGTGAGCGGAGAACGGTATCTTGACGTTCGGCTTGATGACGGCAGGCAGCAGAGATTGCACGAGTACAGCGGGGAGTTCATGTACGTTCCGGGGTTCAGATTCTCCGACGCAACTGACGCGGAGAATCCGATCAAGATCGCGGCGGACGTGCTCGGCCTGACGAGGGATTTGACATCGTATGCGTCTACGACATTCAAGCAGGGCGTGAATCCGGGCGGATTTGTAGAGACGCCGGGGCAGCTTTCCGACGCGTCCTACGAGCGCATGAAAAGGGAGTTTCAAGAGAATTACGGCGGCGTGTTCAACTCGGGGAAGTTTATCATCCTCGAAGAAGGCTCCAAGGCAACGATGGCCACGCGCGACCTTGAAAAGACGCAAGCGCTCGAATCACGGAAGTTCGCTATTTCGGAAATCTGCCGGATATTCGGGGTGCCTCCGCACCTCTGCATGGACATGGAAAAAGCCACTTTTTCTAACATTGAGCAACAATCTCTCGAGTTCGTCAGGGACGCGATTAACCCGTTGTCGGTGCGGCTCGAGCAGGCGATGTTCCGTGACCTTCTGACCGAAAAAGAGCGGACGGAGTACTTCTTCAAATTCAACACGAACGGGCTGATGCGCGGCGATACCGCGGCGAGGACGCAGTACTACAACGTCATGCACCAGAACGGCATCATGAACGCCGACGAAATCCGCGAGCTCGAGGACATGAATCACCAGGCGGATGGACAGGGCGAACTGTTCTTCCTTAACGGGAACATGATTACCCGCGAGAACGCGAAAATGAACGTGCCGAAGGGCGCGCAAAAAAGCATGTGAGGTGACCCATGAAAAAGTTTTGGGATTTCAAAAAGAAAGGTGCGGTCGGCGAGCTGTATCTCTACGGGGAAATATCGCAGTCGACATGGTGGGGAGACGAAATAACGCCCAAGCAGTTCAAGAACGATCTTGACGCGCTCGGGGATGTCGACACGCTGAACGTCTACATCAACTCTCCGGGCGGCGACGTGTTCGCGGGGTGGAGCATCATCAACATCCTGCAAAGGCACAAGGCGCAGAAGGTCGGATACAACGACGGCTTGGCGGCGTCTGTGGCGTTTGATATTTTCCAGTCTATGGACAAGCGGATTGCGATGCAAAACTCCATGTTCATGAGCCATAACTGTTGGGCGATTGTCATGGGGAATCGGTTTGACTTGCGAAAGATGGCCGACGAGATGGAGAAGATCGACGGCATGATGGCCGAAACCGTGGCAAAGAAATCGGGGAAAACCATCGAGGAAGTAAGCGCCATTCAGGACGCGGAAACATGGTACACGGCGACGGAGGCGGTCAGTGAGGGGTTTGCCGACGAGCTGTCGGAGCCGAAGCAGATCGCCGCCTGCATCACGCCGACATGGTTGGCAATGTACAAACATCCGCCCGAGGGGCTGGAGAAGGGACTGGAGGCCGCCGAGCAGGGCGGTATTTTTATGCCTGTCGAACAGGGCGATGAGCAGCCTGTTGCAGATACACAAAAGCGACGCTTCGCACAAACAAACAGAAAATTCAAAATGTTGGAGGTTTGACTATGACTCTGAATGAAATGCTGCAGGAGCGGTCTAAGGTATACGACCAGCTCAAGGCTCTGCAGGACAAGTACAACGACAAGCCGATGGATTCCGCGGACAACGATACCTACGGCAACCTTGAAAAAAGGTTTGACGAGATCACCGCTTCCATCGACAAGGAGAACAAAAAGCTGGCCCGCGAACGCGCGATGGGCGAGCAGGCCCCGGAAAAGAACAAGGGCGAGAAGAATGCGGAAATGCTGACCGCGTTCAAGAATGCCCTCCGGCGCGGCGACCGCGACACGCTTGAGGTGTACAACGCCTTACAGCAGGACAATCCGACGCAGGCCGGGTATCTGGTTCCTCCCGAGGAGTTCGTTTTCGAGCTCATCAAGGAACTGGCTGATGCCACGTTCATGCGCCAGAAAGCCAAGGTTCTGCCTCCGCTCCGTGGCGCGCAGTCGCTTGGCTATCCGACCAAGACGGCCGCTATGAGTTCGTTTACCTGGGGTACCGAGCTGCAGACGCCGACGGCTGACACGAGCCTTGCGTTCGGCAAGCGCGAGTTCAAGCCGCGGCCCGGTACGTCCGAGATCCTGATCTCGAACACGTTGATTCGGAATGTCCCGAGCGTTGACGCGCTTGTGCGCGGCGAGATCGCCGAGGAAGTGTCTGCGGCTCTAGAGACCGCTTACATGACCGGCTCCGGCGCGAATTGCCCGCTCGGCGTGTTCGTTGCGTCCGCGGACGGCATCAACACCGACCGCGATGTTTCGACCGGCAACACGGCAACCGAGATCAAGTTCGACGGCCTGATGGAGGCGAAGTTCTCCGTCAAGGACAAGTACCAGAACAGCTCCGAGTGGATTTTCCACCGTGACGCGATCAAGCAGATTGCGAAGCTCAAGAATGCCGACGGCCAGTATGTTTGGCAACCGTCCGTTGTGATGGGTTCCCCGGACATGCTGCTCGGCCGTCCGGTGAACAGCTCCGAGTACGCGCCGAACACCTTTACGACCGGTCTGTATGTCGGTTTGTACGGCGATCTGCGCAACTACTGGATCGTTGACTCGCTGCTCATGGAGATCAAGGTCCTGACGGAGCTCTACGCCCGCAGCAATCAGGTCGACTACCTGACGCGCATCGAGACTGACGGCGCTCCGGTGCTGGCGAATGCGTTTGCCCGCGTGAAGCTGGCGTAACCAAAGAAAGCGAGGGAAAAGAGTATGATGGGTTCTTTGCTCAAGGATTGCAAAATCCTGAAAATCGAGGATAGCGTTGCGGCCGGTAAGGCCGCAACCGTATCCGACGTGGTGGACACGGCCGGTTACGACGGCGCGTGCTTCATTTACAAGCTCGGTACCGTGACCGACGGCGCGGCCGTAACGCTCAAGGTGTCGCAGAACACGGCGAACAGCACGTCTAACATGGCCGATCTGTCCGGCGCGACGGCGGCGATTGCTGTCGCGTCTGGCGATTCGGAGCAGACGCTTGTCGTTGACGTGGTTCGCCCGCGTGAGCGTTATCTGATCGCGACCATCACTACGGCAACGCAGAATGTCGAGGTCGATTCCGGCTTCTGCATTCTGTACAACCCCGTGAAAAAGCCTGTGGCACAGCCTGCCACCATCGATGCGTCGACGCAGGTTGTCAGCCCGGCGAAAGCGTAAGGAGGGAATGCAATGGCTATTCCTAACGGTTACAACACTGTACCGAATTTCCGGTACTTCGAGGACATCGCGGCCGGAGTAGGCTCAATCGGCACGACCTACTACGTCGATGGGAACGCCGGGGCCGACACGAACGACGGACTGTCCTGGGAATATGCGTTCAAAAAGCTGTCGGTGGCAATGGCCGCCTCGCACGCGAACATCGCGGCGGGGGCTACCGGCTGGGCGTCCCGCAACCGCATCTTCGTAAAAGCCGATGCGATCACCGAGGACCTTGTGCTTCTGGCGCAGAAAACCGACGTCATTGGCGTTGGCTCTATGGACTGGCGTCACAAAGCGCAGATCGTTGGCAATCACGTCATCCCGAATACGGCGGAGACCCACGGTTGCAGGTTCTTCAATCTGGAGTTCATTGGTCCCGCGGCTGGCGGCGACCTGTGGACGCTGACCGATCAGCATGGTGTCGAGTTCATCGACTGCGACTTTCTCGCCACGTCCACGACTCCGGCGACGGGCGCTATTCTCGCGACGGCGTGCGTCGACCTTCGGGTTGAGCGGTGCCGCTTCATGGGCGCGTACTCCGATGCGGTGATGGAGATTGGCGCGGGACAGGCTGACGGCCTAGTGATCGAGGGCTGCTTTGTCCAGGGCGCGAACACCGGCGTCGAAATCTCCGGGAGTGCGACGTTCGCGGCTGGTCGGTACGGCATGATTCGCGGAAACGTGTTTGCCACCACCGGCGCGTGCATCGTTGACAGCGAGGGCAAGAGCTACGTTATCGGCAATCGCTTGTTCACGGCTGCGGCGAAGGGCGTTGCGATGGCCGGGGCAATTACCTGCACGGCCGCGCAGGCGCAGGACAACCGGATTACGACCGCTGACGCGAACAACGTCGTATATCCTGCCGAGGGTGCAATCTGATGAAGGTCAGATTTATAACGCTATCAGCCGGGGCGAGCGGCGTCATTCGCCCCGGCGATATTGTTGACGTTCCTGCGGGCGAGGCCGAGCTTTTGATTCGGCACGGCTACGCCGAGCTAGTCGAAATTCCCGTAAAGCCAGTTGCGGCTCTGCCGGAAGAAGCCCCGCAGGAAGCCATGCAGGAAGCTGAACGCGAAGTGAAACATAGAAAGCCGAGGGCTAAATGATGAAATACGCTGTTTCAACGCCCGTCTCGACCGAGCCGGTATCTTTGGCGGATGCAAGGCTGCATCTGCGAATCAACGCCGGCGACACGTCGGAGGACACGGCGATCATAGCGCCGTTGATTACCGCGGCGCGCGAGTATTGCGAAAACGTCACGGGGCGGGCGTTGGCGGCGCAAACCATCAAGGCATACCCGGAGCGGTTCACGCGGATAATCCAACTTCCAAGGGAGCCGATGGTCTCGGTGTCCGCGATCACTTACACGGACGAAAGCGGTGTAACGACAACGATGGCATCGAGCAATTACATCATCGACACGGTGGGCGGAACTGTTGCCATCAAAGAATTGCCGACGTTTTCGCCGAGGCTGGTCAACCCGATTGAGATAACGTACTCGGCGGGATACACACTCCTGCCAAAGGCAATCCGTCAGGCAATGCTGCTTTTGATCGGGCATTGGTACGAAAACCGCGAGGCTGTCGTAGTCGGCGCTTATACGCTATTTGCGTCTGTCGAAGTGTCAATGGCGGTCAATACCTTGCTCAGACAGTACAAGGCCAGGTGGTTCTAAAGTGAAAACTGCAAGAATCGGCGAGATGAACACTCGCATCACGGTCAAGAGCGTGGTGTACACGATCAACGCGAACGGCATCGAGACGGAAACCTTGACGGACGTGTTCAACGGACTGGTGTGGTGCGCGTGGGTGAACGCGCACGGTTCGGAGGTGTACGACAATCTACGGCTCAACCTGAACGATGTTGCGACCGTCACAATGCGGTATTCGTCGCTAGTGAACGAGAAATGCCGGGTATTCAAGGACGGAAATGAGTACGAAATCTTAAGTATCGACAACGTGCATGACGGAAGACGATGGCTTGAGCTCAAGGTGCGCCGCACAACGCCAGGGAGGTGATCGGATGATCGACGCCGATATTCGCGCGGCTGTTGCTTCTTTTAGTTATCCGTGTGCCGCGAACGAATACGCGGGGACAGCGGAAACGTACTTCGTTTTCAATTACTCCGTGATCCCCGTGGATTTCTCGGACGATGAGCCGCAACACGAAAAATACCTGGTTCAGCTTCATCTCGTTGCTCCGCTGACATCCGACCTCGCGGCCACGCGGAAATTGATCCGGCAGGCGATACAGGCCGCGTTCATGTACCCGACCGAGACGAATGTGTCTGACGAGAAGAAGCAGCATTTCGTGTTCGAGTTCGAGGGGGTGGGGTCGGCTGGCTAAATTCGTCCGAGAATCAAACACGATTGTGGCGAGCGGGCTCATGCCGGCAGACCTCGAGAAAGAAATACTGATTGCGCAGGCAAGGATTCTCGAGGAGGAGCAAAAGAAATACGCTGGCTCGATACTGAACATCAAGGGTTACGGAAAGGGATACACGAAAGCAAGCATCAAAACGGGGAGCCCGGGATCCCGCGGCGGGGTCCGCTACATCGAGATAAAGTTCCAAGGAACGCGACCTGACGGCAAAAGCGCCGCAGAGGTCGCGTTTTTGAATGAATACGGCGTCGGCAAGGGCGACCATCCGCGCATGGCTCCGCGCGGGTTCATCCAAAAGTCAATCTCCGCAAAAGAAAACGAGCTTGACGAAATCGCCGCAGACCACTTTGCAAAGTGGGTCGAATCACAACTTGAATTTTAGGAGGGGAAACAATGGCATCTATGGGTCTTAAATACGTCGCGTGGGCGGAGATGGCTACCGAGCCGACGAGTTCCATCCCGACGTATTCTGCTGGCCTTGCTATCGGCAAGGCCGTATCTTCCAACCTCGCTATCACGAACGCGGAGGGCGAACTTTACGCGGACGACGCTCTGGCCGAGTACGTCAGTGAGTTCGCAAACGCTGCGCTCACGATGGAGGTTGACAACATCGCCCTGGCGAACCAGGCGAAGCTCTACGGCGCGACCTATTCGGGCGATGAGTTCATGGCGGAGGCGGCTGACACGGCGCCCTACGGCGGAATCGGCGGTTACCAGATTCTCATCATCAACAACGTTAAGAAGTACCGCGCGTGGTTCTTCCCGAAAGCCAAGGCGTCTGTCCCGGATTGGGGTGCTACGACGAAAGGCAATTCCATCTCGTTCGGTACGCAGCCGATCAAGATGCGGATCATGAAGCCCAACTACGGCCCGTGGTACTACATGAAGGAGTTCACCACGGAGGCGGCGGCGCAGGCTTACATCGACGCGAAACTGGGTGTAACGACGTGGCACGAGATCAACGTGCAGGTCAATAACCCGTCCACTGGCAAGTCTGGATCTCCGGCCGGGATTACCTACGTTCCGAATGCTGGCACGTTCACGCTCACGATTGCGGGTACGGCAGCGGCATTGTACGACAACGGCGTGGAATCCAAGGCGAGCATCGTGGACGGCGCATACGTTCTCTCGAACGTTACCGCCGCCCACAAGATCGCGCTCATTTTCTAACCGACGTTGGGGAGGGCGGGCAACCGCTCTCCCCTATTTGGGGGATGTATGGATTTATCAAAATATCATTTTACCTACAATGCGGCGGCGCACTTTGCTGCGATGGATAAATACCCCGACGGTTTGATCGAAGCGATCACAAAAACCGGAACAGAAGGGTTTGAGGCGCTTTGTTGGGCCCTCGAAGAACTGTCAACGCAGGGCGAGCTTGTTCGCAGGGATATGGGATACGACAAGGGGCCGATCATCAAGGCCGAGCAGGCAAAGACGAATCTTCTGCCTTATGAAATCATGGGCGCGAAGCAGGTCGTTCTCGACGCGATTGTTCGGGGCATCAACGTTCCCGAGGAGACGAAGGTGATCGACGAGGTGCTCATGGAGATTCAAAAAAAAACGGAAAGCGAATGAGCGTGGCACTGTATCTCAACGTCGCGACGTCTGTCGGGTTGTCGCGGCGCGACGCCTTGCTCATGGAGATATCAACGGTTTACGAGATGTTCAACGCCCGATATGAAAAGGGGTCGAAAGAAAAATGCCAGAACGAGTTGTAAGCACCAAGCTGATTCTGTCCGGAGAAAAGGAGTATCGCGCGGCAGTACAGGGCATCAACCGCGAGATGAAAGTCCTTGATTCTGAAATTAAGCTGGTTGACAGCAGCTTTAAGGGGCAGGCAAACACGCTTGCGGCGCTGCAGGCCAAGAACAAGGCGCTGAACGATGTTATTGTCAAGCAAACCGAAAAGCTGAACATCGAAAAGCAATCCATCGAAAAAACCAAGGAGCTGCAGACGCAGTATGCCGCTCAAGCGGAAGCGGCGCGCAAGAAGCTGGACGATCTGAACAAGTCGACGGACGAGGCCACCAAGTCGACCGATGAATACAAGAAAAAAGCGGAGGCGCTGCAAAAGGAAATTTCCCGCAACGAGGAAGCGGAGCAGAAAGCGGCAAAGGCCGTGCAGAACCATACCGAGAAAGCGAATCAAGCACAGGTCAAGCTGAACGACTTGAACCGTGAACTTAATAATAATAAGAAGTTTCTGGGTGAAGCGGAAGCGAGCGCGGACGGCTGCGCAAAGTCGATTGATGAGTTTGGGAAAGAAACCGAGCAATCGAAAGAGGCGATCAGCGAGCTTTCTGCGGCGCTGGCGGCGGCTGGTGTGGCCGCGACGCTGAAAGAGATTTCCGAAGCACTCATTGCCTGTGTGCAGGCATCCATCCAGTTTGAGAGCGCGATGGCTGGCGTAGCCAAAACCACCGACCTTTCCAAAGACGAATTGGCCGAGATGGGCGAAACCATCAAGGCAATCACGCTTGATATTCCTGTCACTACGACGGAGTTTGCGAAAATCGCGGAGGTTGCCGGTCAGCTCGGTGTCGAGAACGAAAACCTCGTTGCATTCTCCAAGGTCATGGCGAATCTCGGCGTTGCTACGAACATGACGTCGGAAGAAGCGGCGACGATGCTGGCGCAGTTCGCGGCTATTACCGGCATGGACACCTCGCAGTATTCCAACCTCGGGTCCGCGATTGTTGCGCTCGGAAACAACTTTGCGACGAACGAGCAGAAAATCACGGACATGTCGCAAACGTTAGCCGGTGCTGGAACGAACGCGAACATCAGCGAGGCCGAGATTCTCGCGCTATCGACCGCCGTCACGTCTCTTGGTATCGAGGCGGGCGTCGGCGGCAACAACATGTCGCAGTTCATCGGCAAAATGCAGACAGCGGTTGAGACGGGGGAGAATCTCGACGCATGGGCCGAAGCGGCGGGGATGTCGGCGCAGGAGTTCACCAGACTGTGGGGAACCGATGCGGCGGGGGCAATTCTGGCGTTCGTCCGGAATATTGACAACATGGATCAGAGCGTCGGAATCACGCTCGACACGCTCGGCCTCGGTGAGCAACGAATGGGCCGCATGGTC